TACTTTGCCTTCATACGTTGGATGTTCTCTATATATCTTCTTGAATTCCTGTACGATATCCCCTACAGTGGCCATCAGGTTCTGTCCTCGCCTGTTCCGGACTATTTTGCAATGACCATGATAATTACGATATATGATCGTTTCATCATCTCCGAAACGGGCCACATCCACCCCCAATGATACAAACTGCATTCCATCTGTATCATCCAGTTCTAAAAGCCTGCTGCTACATTGTTCAATAATGCTCAGCGGAATAAATACGTCGTCCTCCTGGTTCGGGAACTCGCCCCTGACACGAACACGGACCACGTTAGAATCCCATCCGTATTTTCGAACAAGAGAATCTATGTTCTCTTTATTTGTTCTGGTGCTGTCCATAGAAGAAACCGTATGGCATTTGTACAATGCCCTGTCTCTTGTATGGGAATCATAAAAGGTTCCAGATGTCTTCGTTGGGTTTCCGCACAGAAGAAGTTTATTGTTTGTTCCAGATAAGGTACCAAGGATAGCCTCCATGATTGGATCCGCAACACCGGAAGCTTCATCAACGATAAAAAGCATGTTATCTTCATGGAAACCTTGCATATTCTCTGGCTTTGTAGCAGTCCTGGCAACACCAAACCAACGCTTTTCCTCTCCAACCATATAAACATATGTCTTTGTCCATTTTAGAAGTATAGAGAGCAGTTCGGACTTGCTCATCCACTTGGAAATCTCAGACCAGAGGACATCGTGCAACTGCTGTTTGGTTGGTGCTGTCGCAACGATTCTTGGGTGCGGAAAACAGGTAACGAACCACAGGAACGCCGCTGCCTCAAGACCAGTCTTTCCAACACCCTGTCCGGATTTAATGCTTACCTTTGGGTTTGCAGCCAAGTCTCTAGCTGCTTGAGCCTGCCATTCATCTGGTTCGAAATTCAGAACTTCCCGAAAAAACATGACTGGATCATCACGCCACAAGGGAATGCTTTCGTCAAGGAACTCAGAGAACGCCGTATCATCCATCATGTTTCTCTTCCCTCCTTGCTTTCACTACAGCTTCAGCCCATGCACGAACAACCTCATTGCCCTTGCTTTCTCCGGCAATCTTCTGCTTCTCCAGTCTCAGCTTCGCAAGTGCCTCAATGGCTTTGGTCTTCTTCGACTGCACAGTTGACAGCTCTTTTTCAAGTCTGGCGATCATATTGTCCTTGTTTTCCATATTTGTCATCATGTTATATGTGTTACCCGGAAGACGATCTCCAGAAGCAACCTTTTCTTCAATGCGTTCTTCATAGAGCTGTTTATCTTCATCTGATTTGAAAGCTCGCTTGTCTTCAGTTCTGGCGAAGCCGAACAAAGATACTTCTCCATTCATATTCCGGTATTTATTGATTGCCGCCATGATTCGTCTTTCCCTCACGGCAAAGAGCTGAATCTGTTCGATCAGGAGCATTTCTTCATCCATCGGGATATCTTCGATCATATCTTTTTCAGATTCATCAAGGACATCCCAATATACGGAAGAGTACGCTCCGTGTTTCTCTGCAATCTTATCTCCCGGTTTCAATGGACCGCCTTTGTTTCCTACAGCATTTTTGTTTCCAAGTTGTCCACCTTTATGGCGAGCGCTCGTTTTTTTCTTTTGCGAGCGCTCGTTTTTTTTCTTTTTTGTATCTCCATCCCAATTTTGGGTTGATTTCCAGCGCCGAACTGTGCTGGCCGGGACGTCCAACTTCTTGGCAATATCAACAAGTTTCATCCCTCTCTTATACATTTCCTCAGCTTCAATGCTGTTGGGACTTCTTGCCCTTGCCAATGGACACCCCTCCCTTCCATCATCTTATTTCGGCATATGCAAAAGGGAGAGGTTACACTCCCTCTCCCCGCTTTTTGTTCTATACGCAATAGAACAGTATTAAATTTTTGTGATAAATTCAGCTTTTGAATATCCCGTCACCCCTTTTGTCATCATCTTCAAGAAGTCTTCTTTTGAAAAATCAGACAATCGGAAGATTTCTTCCGGTCTCATTCCAAGCTGTTTTCCGATTTCTTCAACCGTTTTGCCTTCGTCCATGAGCTCTTTTACAATTTTCTTCATAGGTTCCAGCAAATGAGTACCTCTTGCCCTGTTGTGGGTAACGGTACCGTAAATATCTTCTGAATGCTCTTTATGTTCTACAATAACAACAGGAACTTTCCCATCCAGTTTAGAACATAACGGTTCCATTCCGGCAACTGTCCATCTGTGGAATCCATCGATGATCGTCATGTCTGGGCGAACAACAATCGGAAGTGTCCAACCATTCGTGAGAATAGACTGGATAAGCAGTTTCAAATTCTCCTTCGAAACTTTGTTCGGGTTGTAATCATTCGGTTTCAATGAGTCCCTGTTTACCCATCGTAGGGTAGATAACGGTGCTGACAGCT